AGGTGAATCAATAACATATTTCTTTGATGAAGTTCTTGCATTACGAATAGTAGAAGAACAAGACGATGAAGGTAAGAATGTTCAACATAGATGGTTGCAAACTGTTTATGGACAAGGCTACAAAGCAAAAGACCGTAGTGGTAAGTTAGAAAACTTTGAAAAGCCAGATATAAGTGCCCTAATACAAAAGTTAGGGTTTAGTTTAACTAATGATAAGGGAGAATCTAATGAGTGATTTTGGTGATGTAGAATTTTTTGAAAACATTGAGGAGATGTCTGGTGGCACTCCTCTTGCTCCAGATGGAGAACACAATGCAAAAGTAATAGCAACTGACAAGTACAAGTCACAAGCTGGTAATTGGACGTTAAAAGTTACTATGCAGATAGATGGTGGTAAATATAGAGACCACAACGAATGGTATGGCCTTTGGTCAACTAACGAAGACCATAAACGTATAAGCACTGAAATGTTTACACGTTTAACTAAGGCTGTTGGCTTTAAAAAATATCCAGAAAATCATTCAGATTTTGTTGGTAAAAATTTAAGGCTTAAATTAGAACAGGTAGATGATTCATTTGAGGGTGATAATGGTACTGTGCAAACTAAGAAAACAAAAATTAGATTGTACTTACAGCCAGAAGATGCTGATATGAGTCCACCAAAAGAGGCTGAACCACCATTTTAATTGTTGGTATTTTCTACAACAGGGGCTTTATGCCCCTTTTTTTCTGCAATCAAACAAAACCTTTCATCTTGTTTTTCTTTTAACACCTTTTCAATATATTGAATATGTTTATCTAGTTCTGCTATTTTCTGGTCAATATTCATTTATTCTCCATATATGTAAATATCATTAAGAGCAACAGCCCTACAACTGCATAAAAACTTATATCCACTATCTATTCTCCATTTTGTTTCGTAGCCTAGTAAGATACCATATAGCTTTATCTAAATCCTGTATGTTGGCTTCTTTATGGTCTGCACGCCATATGTATTTAATGGCAGCAGCTTTACAATAGCCTTTAAACTCTTCAAAGGTTAAAGCTGATTCTATTGCGTCTATACACTCAATAGAGCCCTTCTTATAGTGTGGTGGGTGATTTACATTATCTGTCATTTTGTTCCTCTCTATAAAAGTTACCTGAATCTAAATCAACAACATTTGGGCTGTTGTATATAGATGCCTCTGATTTACCTTGCCAAAATACTTTGTTGTATTCATCTATGTAATCGCTAAGAAAGTTCCAACCAACTTCCATATCAGTATGGTTTACTTTAAATACTTTACTTGCATAAGGTAGTTTTTTTTCTTGTGCAACAAAAGCAAAATCGTGTACAACAAACCCTGCCTTTTCAAAACCACGTTTATACCATGATGCTTGTAAATCATACGAGTACCTTCTTACCGAATTGGTAAACCCCCTGACAGAGCAATCACTCGTTGTTTTATAATCTACAAGCACTATGGCGTTTTCTGCATGAGGCTTATCTAATGGATTTAATACCACATCTGCTCTAGCCTTACATAGAATATCTTGTTCATACCAAAATATAGACACTTCGTAGGGTGAATCAAAAACCTGTGGATACTCTTTATCTGGATTTAGATAAGCTCTCGCTTCTGTTACCAAGCTGTTTTGCATACTGTAAATAGCATCACGGTCTTTTTCATTAATAACAATCAAACCTTTGTCTATGCTTTCTTGCTTTAAAGCTTTGTTTGAATTTGTATAAGGTGAGCCTGTAATGGTCACAACATCTGTAAAGAAAGCTCCTTCACCCTCTACTAATAAAGTATGTGCAGCAGAACCAAAGTTCATTGCTGGTGTTGGTTCTATAACTTCTTGTAGTGCGTGTAACTGACTTTGACTAAATCTTCTAATAAATGATGAAGATATGCCAGGTCCATTGTGATAGGTATGGTTGTCCATAAATGGAAAATAAAACGCTTCACCTATTTGTTTATGCGGTAAGTCTTTTATTTCGTCTGGTAAATTCACGATGCCTCCCTTTTATTTAGTTTATCTACTTCTGCTTGCAGTTCTTTGACTGCAACCCCTAGTGACCAGACAAGATAATTAATTTTGTCTGCTTGTATTTGTTTCTCTAAATCTTCCTGTGATTTAGGTTGTGTTAAATTAACGACATCACGAATAATATCGGCCATGTCAATATCTTTTTTATTGCTCATATAAATACTCCTTACATATTTAAGTTTGTATATTACAACAATTTATGTATAATGTCTACAACTTGTATTAGAAGGAGTAAGAATATGGGAAAAACTAATGGTTTATATGCAATGATGAGATTGTCATATGAAATGGCTGTTGATGATTATAATAATAAAAAGACAAACAGCATTAAAGACGCTTATCAGAAGTATTACAAAGAAAATGTAGGTATGAAGTGTCATAATCCTGAAACAGATTTGATAATGTTTTACGATGAAGACAACGGTATGGAATCTCCATTATGAGTAAAGTTACAAATATTAACGAAGTAAAATGTAGCATATGTTTTGGCTACATAGAGCCATTAAAAGATGAAAATGGTGAAGTGGTGTGGGAACATGGTAATAATGCACAACCAATAAATGATGGTAGATGTTGTGATAAATGTAACTGGGAAGTTGTAATACCTGCTAGAATAGTTCAAAGTAGTCAATTTTAGTTTTGTCGGGTTCGAGAACTAATCCTCTAACATAGATTCTCCCCCTAAACCTGACAAAATATAACAGAGAGGTCGTGACCTCCTATGTATTATTCACACGGCCTCTTTGTTTTTTTGACAAGGGGTATAAGTATCGTGTTATCATGCGATATGCCAAAAATTGTTGAAATAAAACATAAGCAAGGTAAACCAACATTACCAGAACTAATAAATAGATTAGATGGTTTGTTTGATAACATGGTTTACCGTGGTGAAGATAGGTTGAATGTAACATTAGCAACAATAAGTTTTTGTATTTCTGTATTAAGTTTAGAGCTTGGTGATAAGGAAGTTGCAAAGATAGTTGACGAGGTTTTAGCTCAATATTTGGACAAAAAGGCAAACAAATAGATTATTGTCTATTTTTGTCATTAATGTCTGACAGCTAAAAACATGATAAGAATGGGCTTTTGACGAATATTTTATTTTTTACATTTTTGTCACAAGAGAATAACTAAAATAGTTATATAAAATAAGAAAATACTTGACTAAGTTTACTCTTTTCAAGTATCCTCTCAATACACTTTAGGGTAAAGTGGGGGTGGCTAGTATTAAAAACCTCTGCTCTAATATGCAAAACATGGGACATAGAAAGAATAAATTAGAATATGAACCTATCTTAACTTCGGACGAAGAAGCTCCAATAGAATATTGCAATCTTGATGAAAAGCTTAATCGTAGGCAAAGAAACTTCATCTGGATAGCAGTAAACAATCCAAGACTATCACTCGTAGAATCAGCATACAAGGCGGGATATACAAGCCCACGCCAAATGGCTAATAAACTTATGAACAATCCAATTATTCGCAAAGAATATAACTATCTGATGAATGAGGCCAAGAAAAAGTATGAACTCAATTACGATAGGGCAGTCCAGGATTTGTATGATATTAGGGATAAAGCAATGGAGGCAGGGTCTTTTAACGCTGCAATATCAGCACAAAACTCTTTGTTGAAAGTCGGGGGATTAATTGTAGACAGAAAAGAGGTTATGTTTGGTAAGGTTGACCAAATGAGTCGGGAAGAAGTTGAAAACAGACTTAAACAACTGATGGGTAATGTTGTTGAAGATGTAGCATTAGCGTCTTCAGATGCCGAGCTGGATGGTAATGAACAATCGCAAGAAGAAATAGACGCTATGACTGATTTAGAAGAAGAAAGTATTTATGATGTAGAGGTTTTGAAAGAAATAAAAGAAGAACAAGAAGGCTCTCCTAATGTTGAGGAGTAAATATATGAAATTAGAAAATTTTATACATCATCAGAAAAGCCTTGAAGCGATTATAGGACAAGCCTACTAATTGTTCAAGAACCTATCAATCGATTTAAAAACCTGTTTTAATGAAGTATGCCAAGATGTTTTTATTAATTTTTTATCTTGGTAAACGAGATAACCCAGAGAAAAACTTACTTTGTCTATCCCCTTGTAACGAAGTAAATCATATTTCTCTGGGTTATATGAAACTATCTTGATGTAATATTTATCCATTGTCGGATAAGAAAAAAACAACTACTAGCACAAATATACTGAACCAGAAAGGAAAGCCCATTATCTTGCTCTAAATATATAGAACAAGCAACGCAGTCGCCATTCTGATAAATGTCTTAAATGCTTTGGTAGTGTTTTACGATTAATGCTCACGGCTAGACTCCTCTTTTTCACGTCTTTTCTTAACCATTTTATATACATCATCAAGCATTCTGTTTATGTCTTTTTCATTTGGCGCACATTCAAAACATAAGTCTATTGCTGAATCTAAAGACATCATGCAAACATGGGCGGGTGGTAAATCTTCAAATGCTTTTTTATAGGCTTTACCTAAATTAACCCATAGTTTGTTATGTGCAAGTTCTTCTTTACTAATTTTTGTTTTTAACATAGTTATTTACCTCTTATATTTTTTTCGTTTTTAATTATGAAAGCTATCAATACGATACTAAGTATTGAGTAGCTAATTATTTCTATTGTTGTCATCTGACACTCTCCCTTTTTTATATGCACATACAACAAAATTATATCCCTCTACATTCGTATCAAGGTCTAAAACATCTGTAAGTATGTCTAAAACATTTACTTTGCTTGACTCGGCATAATCAACACCAAACCAAACACCTTTCGGAACAACAGTCCACCCGTTTTTTTCTAAATTTTTTTTAGTTATCAACTGACACCTCCTTAAAATAAAAAATAATATTACCTTCCATTTCTCCAAGTTCAGACATTCTTCTTTGTTCTTCTTCGTTAAGAGTATCAATCCAAGCCCAATTAGTATGCCCATATCTAGCCATACAATAATCATCAATAATTTCTGTAATATCTCTACTCATATTACCTCCTATCTTGATCTGAATAAGTAAAATAAACACCTTAACTTCCATTCTGGTAAGTGTTGTAAATGTTTTGGTATTGGGTTTGGATATACTGGTTTAGTCATTAGTCTTGCTCCTTTTTTTTTTCTAATTCATCTATAATCATAAACAAAGCTTTGCGTATATGTTTTATATTTTTTTCACTTCTT